ATGGCTGGCCAGACCATAACGCTTTGATTTGGAACAATCGATACGCTGCGGCAATGTGCAGGGCTCACTATTATCGCGTAAAGTATGTGCTGCCTAAAGCCAATGATATCAAGGCTTTGGCGGCATATTGGAAGAAGCACTACAACACTGTTCACGGTGCTGGCACTGTTGAAGAGTTTATTAAAAACTTTCCATATGAACTGTATGGGCTAGAGAGAGAGGGTTCGTTATGCGTGTAAGAAAGGTAATGATAATGGGGGGATGCATCGCTGTTGCTGTGCTGGCTTCGGTGGTCTCGTTTGCTGGCTTTGATGTTGTTTCGGCCTCTGGGTTGTTAGCGATATCAGATGGTTGGTTAGGCGTGACGGTTGGTAAGTCGCCAATGGCGCTTGGTCTGCTTGTTGTGGCTATTGGCGTGTTGTGTTCGCTGGTGTTTTATCGACGCCTGTTGTTTGGTTCTTTGTTGTTCTTCTTCTCATTCGCTGCTTATGCGACGGACGTTGTGGCTGCTGATGATGGTGGGTTGATTGCCATGATCGTTGGTGCATTACCATCGTTGGTTAGCATCATGCCTGCATGGGTTGGGGTACTGATTGGTGTGCTCTATGCGGTCGCCCATTTAGTTGCTACATTACCTGTTAAGGTTACAGCTAATTGGCCTAGTTGGTTGAAATCATTGATTAATTTGTTAGCAGCCAACTACGGCAAGGCTAAGAATAAAGATGCTTAGTTGGGCTAAATTACTGCTTGTTCTGTTAGAGCAAGCAGTTCAGTGGAAGAGACGTGATGATCAAGCAAAGAAGCAAGAGCGACTCAATCAAGCGCGCAATGATCCTGCTAACTATCTGCGCCAGTTTGGGCGGGTGCCAAGCGCTAAGCCTGATAAGCCCAAAGACTCAGCCGATTCCATGCACGACGGTGGAACCAGTACTGATAAACACGACGGTCAATGACGTAGCGTTCATCGTCCCAATAGATGAGATGGGGCAGATAACTGCCTACATCGAACAGCTCAGGCAGTGTGTTGATGGATGATTTTAGATTCTCGATCAAAGACGATGCAAAGCATGTTGAGCGTGTACTAAATCAGTTGCACAAGGATGTGATTCCAAAGGCAACAGTACGTGCTTTGAACCGCACCGCCGATAAGGTTAAGGAGCATTTGGTTAAGGTTGTTCTGCCAAAATACATAGACAGACCAACAAGATGGACGCTGAACTCTGTTTATAATCGATACTCTAATCAAAAAAACTTAGAGGCCGCTGTCTTCTTGAAGGGTGCCAATGGTGGTGTGTTAAACCATCTAGACCCAATGATATCGGGAGGGGATCGTAAGCCTAAAGCGTTCGAAAAAAGGTTGCGTCGTGCGGGCTTGATTCGCGGCAATCAGTTCGCTGTGCCTGGTGGTGATGTAAAGCTGGATAGATTTGGCAATATAACCAAGGCTATGTCAGCCCATATATTACGTGATGTTCAGGCGTTTACAGAGGCTGGGAGTCATCAGAATACATCACGCAAAGCGCGCAAGTATTTCATCTTGCCGAAGTCGCCACACAAACCTATTGGTATTTACTACAAGCAAGGTAAGAAGCTCAAGCAAGTCATTGCATTTACTGAGAGCGTGCCGAGTTACGAAAGACGTTTACCTTTTTATAAAGAGGCAGACAAGATGGCGAGACAGGTAATAAGTGAGGAGTTTTCGGAAGCTGCAAAATATTATGCGTCTAAGATGGCTAAGTGATTGATAAATATACTTTACGGGTCCTTCCCAGCCCTACCCCTAATGGGGGTTATTCTGACCCCATGGTATTTCTAGCTATAAAATGTTCCTAGGACTTCCTTCCTTTTTGATGATCGGTCACAGAAATTAATGCTGTTTGTTTTTGAATTCTCTGTGATCAATTTTGTAACGGTTTTTTATTCAAGTTTTCATTTTTTAAATTGACGATTGAGGCGATCGCTCAAACCGCCTCTTTATCTGTTTTTCACTAAGCAACATTGTTGTGTGCATGAGGGTGTCAGCTCTTGATTGAATAATGTTTGCTTTCAAATATTTAGCTTTTCTTTGTGGGTTTTTGAAATGGGTAAAAAAGTCCAGAAAAAAGAGCTTGCAGACATCCTTGGAGTGACCGAAAAAACGCTCACTACATGGCAAAAAAACGGCATGCCGATAGAGATTGTCGGCGGGCGTGGACAGCGAAATACCTACGATACCGAGGCCGTAATTGAATGGCTTGTAACCCAGCGAATGGTAAAAGCAGGAGTGGGGCAGGGTAAGGAAGTTTCTAGCGTCTTTGACGAGAAAATAGAATCCGCCCGATTGAAGCACTGGCAAGCCACAGAAAAAGAGATTTCAGTGCGCGAAGAAGCCAAGCAATTAGTAAGACGGCCTGATATCGAATTCAAGCTAGGCCAGATCATCACCTCTGCAAAATCAGGTTTGATGAACTTAGCACCGCGCCTTTCTCAGCGTCTTGGATTAACCAAAGAGCAAAAAGCGATCGTAGAAGATGAAGTGAAATCCGCACTGGTGAGTATGGGAGGCGATCATGTCATTGACGAGTGATAGTTTCCTGCAAGATATCAACTTTGCCAACATGGACGAAGTATACGAAAACCTACAGTCACTTTGGCTACCACCGCCAGACGAATCAATCACAGAATGGGCGGAAAAATACCGCAAACTTTCAGCAGAAAACAGTGCATTACCAGGTGATTACCGAGTATCAGTAACGCCGTTTTTAAAAGAGATCCAAGACGCTTGTTGTGATCCAGAAATACCGCGAGTTGTTTGTCAAAAATCCGCACAGGTAGCGTGGACGGATGGCGTAATAAACAACGTGCTCGGCTTTCACATACACCGTGATCCTTGCCCGGCGCTTGTATTGTTCCCGACTGAGGATATGGCCGAGCGTTATTCGAAAGAAAAATTCGGCCCAATGATTCGAGACAGCGAACCACTCGCCAAGAGAATCAATCAGCAATCTCGAAACGCTGGCAATACGATACTAAGTAAGCATTATCGAGGTGGGCACCTTGAGCTAGTCGGTTCGAATGCACCGTCAAAACTAGCATCATCCCCAATTCGATTGATTTTAGTGGAAGAACCTGATCGCTGTTCGCGTAACTCAGGCGGTGAAGGTAACTCGCTCAAGCTCGCATACGAGCGCGGCAAAACATTCTACAACCGAAAAATCATCCTTGGCGGCTCCCCAACATTAAAAGGGAGTAGCGAAATAGAACGCGAAATGGCGCTTAGTGATAAGCGTCATTTCTTTATCCCATGCCCATGTTGTGGCGAGTTTACAAGACTCCAATGGCACATGGTCGTTTGGGAAAAAGCAGACAAAGAAATTCACGAGGTTTACGAAGAGCATCTACCAGAAACGGCCAAAATCAAATGCCCAAACTGCGAAGAGCTTTTCACAAATAATCAAAAAAACGAAGCGCTTCAATTGGGCGAGTGGCGAGCTACTGCACCCTTTACAGGCGTTGCAGGCTTCTACATAAACGAACTTTATAGCCCATTTCCAAATGCACGTTTAAAAGATGTTGTAGAGAAGTTCCTAGAGTCTCATAAGCTTGAAAAATCGGGCGACCATACCTTAATGACAACATGGGTAAACACCTCAATGGGCGAAACCTTCGAGGTCAAAGGTGAAAGCGTAGACGCCACAGGCTTTGAAAATCGCCGTGAAATCTATCAGGCCGAGGTTCCACATGACGGCATCATCATAACGTGTTGGTTTGATACGCAAGATGATCGTTTCGAAGGTGAATTCGTTGCATGGGGGCCAGATGAAGAGTCATGGTCGCTAGATTACGTCAAATTGTATGGCGATCTATCCCGTCCACAGATTTGGGACGAGCTAGAAAAGCACATGAACCGCGAATTTATCAGCGCCACAGGCGTGATTCATCGCGCTAGATTGTGCGGCATTGATGCTGGCGGTCACTACACATCGGAAGTGCATAAGCTATGCCGTCGTGACCCGTTCCGTTATATCCCGACATTTGGCTCTAAAGAAAACGGCTCAACCAAGCCTATTGCCAGCTTTCCGCAAAAAGCTAATGCCAAGCACAAAACCTATTTAACCGAGTTAAACACGGTCACAGCAAAGCAGATTATTTATAGGCGATTAACGCTCAAAAAGACGGGGCCATCCTACTGTCACTTTCCTCTGAAAGAAGTGTATGACGAACGCTATTTTAAAGGCATTGTGATCGAAAAAATGGTGAAGAAATACAGCAAAGGTCAGGAATATTTCACGTTCGAAAACCCACCTGGAGGCCGAAACGAGCCGCTAGATTGTCGCGTCGGCAACTTCGCAATGCTCCGAATACTATTGATGAACTTTGGTATGCAGCTCCGATCCCTTAAAAAGCTTATGGACAAAACAATGCCAACTATCGAACCGTCCGCGCCTCAATTCGTGCAAACCGAAATCGAATCCGAGACGCCAAAGCCGACAGAAACGCCAGAGCCAAAGCCAGCCGAGCAAACGGTGGTGACATCAACTGAACCGCCCAAGCCTAAAAAACGATCATTTGGAAAGGTAGGGAGTATCAAATCGTGACAGAGCTACAAGAAGCAAAAGCCGAATTGGCCGCACTCAAAGCGGCCAAATCAAAACGTCTACTCGGCACAGCAACGCAAAGCGTATCGGGCGACGGTGACAGCATCACCTTCGCCGCGGTGTCAATTCCACAAATGAATGCCGAAATAACCCGTCTTACTCGTCGCATTCGTGCGCTAGGTGGTGGGGGTCGAGGCATCACAGCTAATCCGGTGCCACGATGATACTTGACCATACAGGACAACCTTTTCGAAGCGAGCCAGCATATCGCGGCGCGAACAACGATCACCACAAGAATTGGCGGCCACGAAAACGCAGCGCAGACGCTGACCTACTGCCAGAAAAAAGCATCTTAGATGCCCGTCAAGCAGACCTTTTTCGCAACAACGGCGTAGCAAAAGGCGCAAAGCAAACCATGACCGACCACGTCGTCGGCTCCATGTTAATGCCCACACCAAAGCCAAACTATCAGGCGCTTGGTAAAGACGCTGAATGGGCGCGCGAATGGGCTAAAAAAGCCAAAAGCCTTTTTAAGCTTTGGGCCAACTCTCACGACGCATCACTGGCGCGAAATCAGAACTTTCATTCCATGACGCAGCTGACGTTTATGCAGTCGTTTGATGCGGGGGAAAGCTTTGCTGTGCCGAGATGGAAAAAAACACGAGATAACGCATTCTGTATTCAAATCATCGACCCTGACCGCGTTTGCACGCCAAACGGAAAAATAGACGGCGCAGGCATGCGACGAGGGATAGAAAAAAACAGCGATGGTGAGGCGATCGCTTACCACATAGCCAATCGCCACCCGATTGATATTTCCCGCGATTTGTTGAAATGGACGCGAGTACCGGCGCGAACCCCTTGGGGGCGGCGCATGGCAATACATACTTACGATATAACTCGGCCAGAACAATCTCGCGGTATCGGTGCTTTAGTGTCGGCGCTATCTGAATTCAAGATATTAGACGACTACTCACAAGCAGAGCTAAAAGCTGCCGCAAATAATGCCTTAATCGCGGCATTTGTAAAATCAGATATGCCAGATGAGCTGATAAAGCAAATCTACAGCCCAACTGCTGATAGTGACGCAGGCGCAACAATATCGAGCGAGTATTTAGATGCTAGGAACAGCATGGATTATTCCATGCGTCCTAACTCTGTTATTCCACTGTTACCAAATGAGGACGTCACCCCGTTTTTACCGGGTCGACCAAATCCATCTTACAGCGCCTTTGTAGAAAACATCTTTCGTCAAATTGGCGTTTCGTTCGGCATGCCCTACGAAATGCTGATGAAGGATTTCAGTAAAACCAACTACTCAAGCGCCCGCGCTTCCATGTTGGAAGCCTATAAGTTTGTAAAAAATCGACGTGCTTGGCTTATCTCATCATGGGCGCAACCTGTGTATGAGTTATGGCTAGAAGAGCAAGTCAACAAAGGCGCCCTAGAGGCGCCTGATTTTTACGCGAACCGCGCAGCGTATTGCCAATGCGGATGGATCGCCAGCGGCAAAGGCTGGGTTGACCCAGTGAAAGAGGCGCAAGGTGCCAAGCTTCGTGTTGAGTACGGATTTTCAACTTACGAAGCGGAATGTGCCGAGCAGGGGCTCGATTGGGAAGACAACTTAGAGCAGATCGCCCATGAACGCCAAGTAATGGCGGATAAGGGTGTCAAGCTCTCCGACATTTACCAACTAATAGGTGATTCCAGTGACACAGAAGAATCGAATAATGCTACTGCTCGATGAGATTTTTAACCGAAATCTTGCGGTAACCCCACAGTACTTATCGGTCATGCTTGGGGCACTTAAAGAAAAAGGAAAAATCGACTTTTCTTTACTAGAAATGGACGGTCAAGCTATGGACTCAATGCAGTTGGCTAATATGGCTGCAGGATTTAGTCGAGATGCCCCGCGACCTTATCGGGTTCAAAACGGCGTCGCCATAATTCCAGTGCATGGTTCGTTGACGCATCGTTTTGGATATTTACAGCCAGTTAGCGGTATGACTGGGTATGACGGTATTCGCGCCAACATTCAGATGGCGCAAGATGACACAACCGTGAAGGGGATTGTTTACGACATTAACTCCCCTGGTGGATCAGTTGATGGTTTGTTTGATTTAACAGACTGGGCGAAAGCCTTTGTCACCAAGCCCACGCGCGCCATTGTCGATCCTGAAGCCTGCAGTGCGGCACAAATGTTTGCGTCAGTTGCAGGCACGGTGACGCTATCGCGTACTGATCGCATGGGTTCAATCGGCGCGATCATGGCGCATGTCGACATTTCTAAAATGCTGGAAGATGGCGGTGAAAAAATAACCCTCATTACGGCAGGATCACGTAAAGCTGAGGGCAACTCATACGAGCCTTTGCCTGATGATGTATTCGATCGAAAAAAAGGCGAGCTTGAAGAAATACGAACCATGTTCGTGCAAACCCTTGTCGACAATCGCGGCTGTGATTTTAACGCGTTGATGGCCACCGAAGCGGCGGTACTCAATGCAAAACAAGCGGTCGAGCTAAAGCTAGCCGACAAAATCATGTCTCCAGCGGATTCGTTGGAAGAATTCATTGACCAGATCAACCCAACCAATACCGGAGTAATTCCAATGCCAAAACAAGAAACAAACGCAAACGCACCGACTGATGCGCCACAGCTAAACGAAAGCGCAATTCGTGCAGAAGCAACCACTGCCGAGCGAGAGCGCATCAAAGGCATTGTCTTGTCAGAGCAAAGTGAAGGCCGCACGAAAATGGCCTACCACATCGCTTTTAGTACAGATATGAGTGCAGAGCAGGGCGTCGCAATGTTAGGTGTTTCGGAAAAAATGTCGGCCACGCTTGAATCGACCAGCGAGCCAGAAACGGCAACGACAGATTTCGCAACAACAATGAGCAAGTTTGATCCAAATGTACCGTCAGATGACAACGATTTGGATGCCAGTGCAGATGCGGATACATCAAAAAAATCAAAAAACCCGCTGATTGCGGCTCACTCACAAATGCATGCGTAACTGAGCGCCAGCGCTCTTTCCGACTCATAGCTTATTAAATAAAGGTTTTATTATGTCTGATACCTACGGAATGGCGTCTTGTGAAGACGTTAGCGAAAATTATGTCCCGTTTATTACGGGTGAAAAACCACAAATCACCGACACGGTAACGGTTGCCAGTGGTAGCACGGTTGCTCAATACGCACTACTGGGTCGTGTGACTGCAACGGGTAAATACATTCCTTGCGTGAAAACAGCGACCGACGGATCACAGATTCCCCGTCGAGTTGCGATTTATGCAACCGATGCCACTGCAGCAGACGCGTTATGTCCTGTTTACTGCGAAGTGGAATGCAACCCAAGCCTGTTGGTGTTGGATGACTCATGGTCCAGCGCAGCTGAAGTGAAAGAACTGTTAGCGGATCAAGGCATTTACTTGCGCTTGCCTGTTTAAACAACCCCACAAAAACGCCCTTTTAAAAATCAATCAAGAACGCCCCAAGAGGGCGTTTTTTTATGGAGTTAAGTTATGCCTAATCCAGTAAATGACCGCTACGAGTTAGCCCAGTACATCGAAGAAAAATCCGTTATTCCAACGTTTTACCTAAATCGTTTCGCGCCTACCATCATCGAAAGCGAGGAAGAATATGTCCTTGTTGAAATGAAATTCGCAGGTAAAGAAGTAGCACCATTGGTGATGCCAATGGAACAAGGCCAAGTGATTTACGAGCGCGCAACGTCTACTAAGCGCCTAACGCCTGGCTACACCAAGATGAAAGACATTGTTACGCCATCTAATGCATTGCGCCGACGTACTGGGGAGCGAGTGCGCGATAAAGTGACGCCTATGGATCGACTAAATGCATCTACAACAGAGCAGTTTATTACTCATGACCAGCGCCTATCGCGTTTGTGTGAAATGATGGCGGCCCATGGTTTTACCGATGGCAAATTAACACTGACATACAAAGATGGTCGTCAAGCGTTGGTTGATTTTGGTCGTGATGCATCTCTGACTGTAGTGCTTGATGATTCTGCGGGCAATGAATACTGGAGTAATCCGGCTGCCAAAATTGTTGACCAGATCGACACTCATTGTAAACGTATGTCAGATGCCGAAGGTGGTGTTGCGCCAACCGATATGATTTTGCCATTAGACGTTTGGCAGCCATTCAAAAACAACGCGCAAGTGAAAGATTCTCTAGACACGGACTTTTCCGGCCAGTCTGGCGCGTTAGAGCGTGGCGTCACCATGCCAGACGGCATCGTGTTAAAAGGAATGCTGGGTAACAATCTAGCCGTATGGGTAGATACGCGTACGGTGTCAGTAAAAGGTGTTCAAACCGCCATGCAAAAGGCCAAGAAAGTGACTTATATTTCTGATGCGGTGGCAGGCGCTCAGCATTTTGGAGCCATTTTAGATGTGCAAGCGTTGGTTGCTATTCGCATGTTTAGCAAATTTAAAGACGAGTTTGACCCGTCTGTTCGAGTTGCATTATCTGCGTCTGCTCCACTCGTTGCACCGGGTAACCCGAACGCCACGTCTTCCATGACCGTATTAGCTTAATTCAGCGGTTATCAAGTAAAACCACCTAACTAAAAGCGGCCTGCGGGTCGCTTTTTTATTGGAGAAACACCATGACTCAAGCGCAAAAAGATCAAACAGCAAAAGCCAAAGCAGCGGAAGAAGCCAAAGCGGCTGAAGAAGCTAAAGCAGCTGAAGAAGCCAAAGCAGCTGAAGAAGCCAAAGCAGCTGAAGAAGCCAAAGCGGCTGAAGAAGCCAAAGCAGCTGAAGAAGCCAAAGCAGCTGAAGAAGCCAAAGCGGCGGAAGCGGCCGCAGCTAAAGTAACGCCACAATCAAGCTCTCTCGACATGATCGCGATTAATACCGTGGGCAACCATAAGCCTGGCACTCCTTTCACTGCGAAAGACAAAGCCGCATTCGATCGTTTTGTCTCGCTAGGCGCAGCTAAAAAGGCGTAACGCCATGAACAAGCTCGATATGTTTCGGTTGATGTCCCAAAACTTTGGCGAAGAGGCTTTTCACGAGTCAGCGCCAGAGACGGCCATTTTAGTGCGATTCAAAAACGACTTCCTCGAGGGAGAAGATTTCGTCGGGGAAGGTTACGTGTTAACCGTCGCAGATGTGGACATATCTGCCGAACCGCTCGGCTCCAAGATCACCATAGCAGGCACAGCGTATTATTTACGCCAGCCTGTTGGCGGCGTGGCTGGCGTAACTAAGTACCAAGTAGAGAAGGTGATGTAATGCACAAGATTGAATCGATCATGATGGCCATAACCAATGCGCTAACCAGCGCCATGCAGCCCACCGTGGTCGAACGAACCCCTGTATACAAATCCGATCAAACGCGCGTACTAGTTCGCCAAGGCCAAGAAACCACTTTGCTGGAAGGTGCCTTTACTGATGCCGAGTTCGATTTGGTTATCACGCAAGTGGTGCTTACTCAGTCGACACAGTTGGAATTTTTGGCCAACCAACATCGCAGCGATATTCATAAAGCCCTTATGACCTTGCAAGGCACGGTGTCGGGCATGACAGAAATTAGCTCGTCCCGCGTGGGAGAGCCAGATATTAACTCGGAAAAGCCAGCGCTTAGTCGTGAGCTTGTGTACCAAGTGCGCTATCGCTACAACACAAAGGACCCAAGCTTATGACCAAGAAAAAGCCAACCGCGCCGCCAAAAATGACGCACAAACCGCGCCAAGGCGGCACCGTAATTAAACAAAAACCAGCCAGCGAGACGACCAATGAAACTGACAAAGCGTAGTGTTATCGCTCTAAAAATTGAAGCCACCCAAGGCACCGATGCCGAGCCAACAGCCGCAGAAAACGCCAAATTGGTGGAAGATCTAAAGTGGTCACCAGCCAATGAGCGAATGGCCGATCGTAACCCAGTGCGCGCCACGTTTGGTGAACTGAAAAAAATCTATGCTGGCCACTTGATTGAAGTGTCTTTCACCATGGAGATTAAAGGGTCGGGCGTTGTTGGTGCGGCACCAGAAATGGGCGACGCGCTGAAAGCCTGCGGTTTCCAAGAAACCATTACAGCAGATACATCGGTCGAATACTTGCCAGCCACCACAGGGCAGCAAGCTTGCACTATTTACGTGTGGGAAGATGGCGACGTTATCAAGTTAACCGGCTGCATGGGCAAAGTGACCTTTGATCTTTCAACTGGATCAATCGGCAAAGCGTCATTCACTTTTACAGGTCATCAGTCTGGCAATATCTCTGCCACTTTAGTGCCAACAGCGGCCTATTCGTCCATTGTGCCGGTGCCTTTGATTGGTGTTGCTTTCAGTTTAGGCGGTGCGTTAGATGTGTCGAAATTAACGGTTGATATGGGCATTGCCGTTGCCACGCCAGACTCCATGTCTAGCACAGACGGTTACGGTGCTATTTATATTAGCGATCGTAATGTCACAGGTTCTATCGATCCTCTCGCCAAAACAGCCGATCAAAAGGACTACTTAATCGATTGGAAAAATGGCGCCGAATCAGTATTAACAACGGGTGGAATCGGTACTCAAGCTGGCAATATTTACACCATTTCCATGCCAAAAGTGTACAACGTTGCCGCACCAAAAGCCGCCGATCGTAATGGTCAAGTCACGCGCGATATCAGTTTGGCCGCATTGCCAACCGCTGGCGATGACGAATTCAGCTTGTTATTCACGTAAGGAGTTACATTGTGATAACCATCAATCAAGAAAGCAAAGTCGCTCCCACTTGGTTTAAATCGGGTCGTGATGAGTCAGGCCAAGTAGAGTGGCTGTTAAAGCCGCTTTCTGGCCTTGAATTTATGCAAGTACAATCGGGTGCCAGCGTGAGTGCAGAAGGCTACTTTGTCTATAACGGGCAATCTATCCGTGATGCGTTGCGCCTTGGTATTCAGGGGTGGAAAGGTGTGGTAGATGAAAAAGGCGAACCGCTCATATACAACCACTTTATGCTCGATATGGTGCCTCAAAAATACCTTAACGAAGTATTTAACGAGATCATCAATCGCGCCTTTATTAGCGAAACAGATCGAAAAAACTAATCATCGCAGTGGCCGTGTACAGCAATGCAGATCAATTTGACTGCAATCACTGCACATGGGGGCGCCACTGCGACAAAAACAACCCAGCGCCAATAAAACAATGGGTAATAGACAATGTGATTGAATCCGACACCTGTTTAAAACCCATGATCAGTCACCAAAGCAATGAATTAATCAGCCTCTACAGTCATTTCCAAAAAAACCGTTTTCCATTATCTGGGGGTCTGCTTGACCAGCCGGAGTCATTCATTCGCGCCATGAACATCATAGAAAAGGCAGAGCAAAATAATGAGTAGCACTCGCCATGAATTTATAGTGACCGCAACGGATCGTACGCGCGTTGCGTTCGATTCGGCAAAAGCGGGTTTTCTTGATATGAGAAAAACCGCTATTTCTGCTACGTCTGCCATTGCGGCGGGTCTTGGTGGTGTTGGCGTGGTTGCGTTTACCAAGGAAATGGCGGAAATGGGCGAGCAGTCTTTGCTTGCTGCCGATCGATTGAATACAACCACAGAACAAATTACTTCGCTTCAGTACGCCGCCAGTAAGTTTGGTGTCGATGGCGAGTCGATGAATGCTGTGCTGCAAGATATGTCTGTGCGTATTCAAGAATTTGCCAACATAGGTACAGGCGAAGGCGCAGATTTCTTTGAGGGCTTGAACCTCAATGTTCAGGACTTTATCGACCTAGCGCCAGATCAGCTTTTGTACAAAGTGGCAAAAGAACTGGAAAACGTCAGTGATGCTAGCGCCCGCGTTTACTTGGACCAGCTCGGCAGCGATAACCTCGTTGCCTTACTTCCAGCGCTGCGAAATGGCGCGCAAGGTTTGCGAGAGCTGCAAGACGAAGCCTACGCAACCAACAAAGTGCTTAAAGAAGCCGACGCTATCAAGTTGGCCAGCATCGCCAACGAAATAAACATCATGCAGAATGCGACAAAATCGCTTTCTCAACAGTTGGCCGCAGAATTTGAGCCAACAGTAAAATCCATTAGCCAAGCCTTTAACGCATTCGCCAGCGATGGTGATGCGGTGTCCGATACGCTCGACGTCATGGCGACCGCAGGCACCTTGGTTGCATCGGTTTATGCGGGTCGCATGACCTCGGCTTTTTTGACGTCAGCGCAAGCAAAATACGCTGACACTATGGCAACACGCCAAAGCGCAGTAGCAAACGTAGAAGAAGCCAAAGCGGTGTTGGCGAAAGCGGAAGTCAAACTAAGCATCGAGAAAAAAGCGTATCAAGAATCTATCGTTGCAAAACGCCAAGATGCCACCGCAAGTGAGCGTCTATCCGCTGAAAATCTAGCACTAACAAAAACAACGAAAGCCAAAGCGTTGGCAGATGTTGAAGCCGCGAAAGCCGCCAAGGCCCATGCGGAACAGTTGGGCTATGCAAAGTTACGCGCGGAAAAATTGAAAATTGCTGAAACGGAATTATCATCATCAAAAGACCGGCTGTCTGTCGCCACCAAACGTGCCGAAAAAGCCGAGCAAGCCCACCAAGCACAAATCGCTAAAAACACAGCCGCCATTCAGGTTGCAACGGATAACACCAAAAGGTTAGACCGTGCAAAAGGCGACCTTGAACGAAGCTCCAAGAAATTAACCACGGCGCAAAATATTCACAATGCTTCTATGCGCGCAGGATCTATTGCCGCTCGTGGACTTAGTGCGGCATTGGGTTTGGTTGGTGGTCCATTAGGTTTGCTGTTCACTGGGATGACGGCGATTAGCTTGTTGAATTCTGATATTGCATCAGGGTTTAACGTGGTTACTGCCAGCACGGAAGACTTTAACGACAGCCTTAAAAACGCCAGTGCTGACGATCTTAACGTCATGCTGAAATCTGTGCGTAGCGAGCTTGCGTTAACTAATCAGCAAATAGAATCGATTGATGCTAAAAAGGTGCAAACGGGCTTTCTTGCGATTACCGACGGTTTAAATGAATTAGAAAACCGTCAGCAAAAGCCACTTGGCAAGCAAACCGAACTGCAGGAAAGGGAAGCAGCATTATCTGTGGCTTTGGGTAGACGTCAAACTCTCGAAAAAGCCAAACAAGCTTCTATTCGCCAAGCCATTGCCAGTCAAGAACTTAAAACCAATATCAAGGCGCTGCAGGATGCCTCGCAAACTGCTGAACAGATTCGTCAGGTGGCGTTTGATAAGGAGCTGTCAGATATACAGCAGGCGGAAGATAAAAAGCTGCTTACGGTGTCGCAAGCAGACAGCTTGAGACACAGCGCCAAACAACGCTTTGAGCTTCAAGAGGAGCAATTAGAGGTCTCCCAGCGTCAGAAGCGTTTAGCAGCTTTCGCTGACAACTACACCAAGCGCGAACAGATGACGTTAGAGCATCAGCAGCGCGTATTAGCGTACATGCAAGAAAACGGCATTACGAGCGACCAAGATGCCAGAGTTATTGCATATCAGCAGGAGTCCTACGACTACCAGCTCAAAATGTTCCAAGAGTTCCAAGACGGAATATTGAAAGAATACAGCGACTACGGAAAGTCAGAACTTCAAAAAGAAAAGGATCGCTACGCAGAAGAAATAAAGCTTCTCGATAAGCATCTGAAAGATAAGGACATCACGCAAAAGCAATACGACGATGCGAAAAAGGTAGCTGATGAACGTGGCGCTAAAAACCGTAAGACTGCCGAACAGCAAGATCTTGAAATCAGCCTAAACAAACAAAGGGAGTTTAACGATCTATTTGTTGGGATGGCAGACAGCAAGAATAAAGAACTGGCAGCGATCGGCAAAGCGGCGGCTATTTACAATATTGGTATTAACACCTATCAAGGTGCAATGTCCGCATACAATGCTATGGCAGGCATACCTTATGTTGGTCCGTTTCTAGGTGTTGCAGCAGCAGCTGCCGTGGTTGCTTACGGTGCTGAGCAGATAGGCCGAGTAAATAACCAGACTTATCACACAGGTGGTATTGCTGGACAAGACTCGGACAACTACTCAGCCCGTTTGGCAGCAAACGAAGTGCCAGCTGTACTGATAAAAGGCGAGGAAGTGCTCACGCAAACCGACCCGCGCCATCGTAACAACTTGACCATGTCAAAAGGTGCGGCCAGAGAAATCGTCCAAGGCTCGACCGTTAACCAAATAACTTTTGGCGATATCGTCGTGCAAGTGACGTCCTCTAATCCGCAAGCTATTGGCGCGGAAATGGGCGAGCAGGTAGCTGCGCAAATCATCAATATCTTGCAATCAAAAATAGGACAAAAGCTGGTTTACAGCGGTGTATCGGCAGAAGCAGGTCGCAATGGTGGGAAAATAAAAGGAGTGCGTTGATACTAAAAACCAAACATCTTATTTAGATGTTTGGTTTTCTATTTCAGTTAACATTTCTCTAAAACCTAAAATGGCAGTTTTTTTGCCGCCAGGTATGCGGTCCATCGTGCAATCAGCCAATTCATAACCAGAGTCTTTTTCTATTTTTAGTTGGCAGGTTTTGGCGGAGAGTAGGTTTTTAAAGTCTGAAATAGGTATTAGCGCGTAGGCGGTACTTTTCATGCCAGATAATTTCGTTTGGTCAAAATCTAGATCGCTTAAGCCTGTGTTGTAGGTTTTCGTTATTCCGTCAACCTTAAATGATACTTCTTGAAATCTGACGTACCCACCATCTTGCTGAAATGCGAGATTAACAAAATTTGGCGCTTTCGATGCCCAAACAGCGCCTATCCTTGCGCTTACAGGATTAAAAATACTAGCTTCTGGGTTATACAGCGTATCTGGGGTGAGAGATATTATTGTTTCGTTGTCAAATGAGTTTTGATCTACGCTGAGTTTTCCCATTCCTGATGCACCATCCATCACGTCTGTCATGGAAGCGCAACCAGTTAGAGAAAGGGCTGATATTAATAAAATTGTTTTTTTCACGATTCATTCCTTTGTGTTTGTTAACTCCGAATAATAGACACAAAATTTACTATATAAAAGCTTTGCAGATAATTGGCTTGAATCGCTAAGTTAGCAGGGGTAAATTATCCATGCTGGGGTTTGTTACGCGCCCTGATGATTTTTATATGAAGCTCGCTTTGTGCAGGCTTTTTTTATGCCTATTTTTTAATTTTTTATAGACCCGCTTCGTGCGGGTTTTTTTATGTCCTTGAGGTGCCAATGCTCCCATATATTGATGAAGCAGAGGTGACCATCACCTCCAACGATCCTAGCGTTATTTCTCGCTCACGTTCTGGCCGCAAGGTATCTCGAAACTTAGAACAGCAAAAATGGTTATTAGACGTAACGTGGCCATCGTATCTAAGTGATAAATCGTTATCGCTTGAAATCGCCCTAGATGAAATGAAGGGGCAGTCTTTGCAGGTTGGGCTTGTTCATCCTGTGCGATCGTTTCACCCCAATGCGAGCGGCACGTGGCAGGCAATCGAGCCAGCCAACGCTGGCGCTAACCAAGTGCTTTTAAATGGCGTTGGTAGTTTATCACTTGGTCATCTAGTGCGTTTCTTTGGTCACACCAAAACCTACCGAATCACCAAAATAACAGGCGATATCGTCCAGTTGTTTCCGTCATTAAGGCGCAACGTTTCATTGTCCGAAGTCGTCCAGTTTGATGCCGTCGCCATCGAGGTGACCCGCACAGATGATGATGTTTCATATAAGACAAAAGGGCCGTTAACGACGGTTTCAGCAAGCTTTGAAGAGATGTTGTAAGCATGATTATTCGTAACTTAATCAAGATGTCATTTCGCAATGGTGGTGATCTACTCATGACAGATGGCGGCATACCCGTGTCGTTCATGGGGGATCTGTACGAGCCAGATTTATACCTTGCCGAAGACGGTATTGGGGAAGTAGAAGACACACTAGAAATCACCACGGGCGACTGGCAAATCACGCTAAATATATCTGATGAAGATGACCCAGTACTACAAGCGTTTTATGCGGATAAATATCTAAATCAAACGGTTACCTATTACAGCCAGCATATTTTGGATGATGGTACGGAAGAGTTTCACAAAGTGTTTGAAGGTCGAATGATCGAGTACGAAGCGACCGACACAGAAGGCGGTTACGCAATCGAGGTGACCGCCAGTGCCAATATTATCCATTGGCAGCAAATTCGCGGCCGTTCAACGAACTCAAACGCTCAAAATTTGATTTATCCGGGTGACCGAGGTTTGGATTTCGCAGGCACAGAAATTAGTGATATCAAGTGGGGTAAATAATGGGCTTTTTTTCTAAGATAAAAAAGGCGCTCTCGCGGCCAATAAACGATTTTCTTAACCCTTTAGATAAGTTTAAGGACGCGATAGATTGGGTTAAGGAGTTAATAAACCCAGAGGAGCCAAAACCCGCAGCAGCTGCCGATACAACATCAGGATTGACTGTCAACAAAAGTTCAGCCACTGAAAAGCCGCCAAAAATTTATGGTAAGCGTAAGCTTGGAGGCACTCGCGTCTACTTGTCTACAAGCGGCAACAAAAATGCGTATCTTAATTCTGTGCTTGTTCAGTGTATTGGTCCTGTCCATAGCTCAAGTTCTGTGACTGTATCAGATAAAGCAGAATCAACATTCGGTAACGCTTTGCGTTATACGTTCCATGCGGGCTACCCATCCCAAGCGGCTGACGCGAATTTTGTTTCAGAGTTATCAGATTGGACAACGAATCATCGTTTGCAAGGTTTTTCATATCAGGCTGTTAGATACACCTACGATCAGGATAAATACAGCGGCTTACCTGTGTTTAATTCCATTATAGAAGGCGCTCTTTTATACGACCCACGAGATGAAAGTACGGCCTATTCTGACAATTTTTCCTTAGCTGTTTTAGATTACTTTCGCTCAACTGAGTACGGTGTCGGTATTCCTGATAACTTAATAGATTTTGAGTCATTTAAAACCGCTGCAAACCTTGCTGATGTGAGCTATCCAAGCAATTCTGACAGCGATGTTATGGTAAGGCGCTTCGCCTGTAACGTAGCAATCGATACAGGCAAAACGCCGTTTGATAATATCAAGCAATTGGTATCAGAAAGCCGCGCGTTTCTAACTCAAACGGCAGGGCAATGGCGTTACGTTATTCAAAACGACTCCACGCCAGATCATGCGGTTACCTACGATGACATAGAGGGGGATATTTCCCGCAGTCCAAACGGCGCGCGTGATAAATACAACCGTGTGACTGTTTCCTATGTAGACCCAGACAAAGAATGGGATACAAACGAGGCCACTTACCCAATTGACGATGCCGAGTATCAGTCCTATCTGGAGGAGGATAACTGGGAAGAATCACATGCTGATATCACAGTCGATTCATGTACAAACCGTTATCAAGCGCTGGATATTGCACGCCAAGCTTTGTTAGAGAGCCGAATTGGTGGTGCGATCGCTTTTACTGGACAACCGTGGATGATCAAAGTTCGCTGTGGTGATTTGCTTGTCATGGATGTGCCAGGCTTACGCGATGGGACGCTTTGGCGTGTTGCCTCTCGTAAAATCACAGCAGATGGCGAGATCTCTTTTACTTGTGCGGCGTATGATCCGTCTATTTTTCCTTGGATAGATTTGCCGGATCAGCCAGTTATTACTCCGCCAACCGTGGCGGATTCCAGCATATTACCAGCGCCAGAGGCATTATCGTATTTATCTGATGAATGGGATGACTCAACTGTAGGCGCGTTAATATGGTCGCAGTCTAATAGTGCATATGTGCATGATTATGTAATCGAAATATATCGTGTTTCAGATTCGGTTCAAGTACTAAGCACGTCATTGATCAGTAGTGCTGGTTGGCTTGATGATTATATGCCAAGAATTAACTTACCTTATTTGGGTCAGGGTGAGTATATCGCCATGGTTCGAGCTAGAAACGCATTAACCAGATCTGAGCCTACTAGTATTACGTTCGGCGTATATGTTCCAACCCTACCTTTAATTGCAGGGCTAGCTCAATCTGGTGAATTTGATGCAGATCTAACACTAAATTGGGCTCCTAGTATCAAAAAACGCCTTTCGTTTTTATAGGGTTGAAATTATTGTTGGTTCAACATCCGTTCTTTATTTGAGCTCAATAACAGAGTCGATAACGATAACAAATGCTCATTTTGAAACGATTGGATTCCCGAGAAGTTTTAAAGTGCATGTTAGTGCCGTAAATGTCGCTTTTTCAAGTGGTGCAGCAGCCTCTCTAACTATCAATAGATCTTTGCCAGCTACGCCAGTAATCGAAATGATTCCCTCTGTCGATAATATTAAGTTGTCGCTCTCTAGTAGCGCCAATCGGCGCGGCACTGTTGTGTGGGTATCGACTTCTGACCCTATTGTTATGACGGATGTAAATCAGAAATACAAAGGGGAGAGCTTATCAATAACGTTGGATGGGTTATTGCCGTTAACTCGGTATTACCTAGCGGTGGCGGCTTACGATGCGTTTGGGGTTGGTTATGCGGTTTATTACTCTGTAACGACGCTAAAGGATTCAATAGGCGATACGATCAACAACTTGTCTACGCTGGATTTGACGCAGGAAGTGTCAAATTTGGATGAATCAGCTTTGCTTGTATCACTCCGAACTGGCAAGAATCAACGCGATATTTTAAGTATTAAGCAAGCATTATCGGGTGCTGGAATTATATAGAGCATCAAAAAAAACCAACAAAAAGGCGATCAATGCGATCGCTTTTTTTTATTTAAAAAGTAGGGCATATGTCTTGGATTATTCTTTCTTCAGTCTCTGTTGAAAATGGCAGCAAAACCGTATTTGTGACGGGCGGATATGATTTGTCCGTTGTGCTCGGTGGCTGGTCACTTGATATCGGCTCTGCCCGTGCAGAAATCAAATCAGGCACAGCGGCAGATGAATATGGCGCGTGTACATTAACGCTCGTCGAGGCTTGGCGCTTCGATGCTGTCGCCAATGAAATGGCATCAATCGTACCTATCCCAAGTCGTTTAAACGAAGCGATCAGGCAAACTGAATCGCTTAATGCCTATGCAATGGACGTTAACTCGAAGCTAAAAGAGTTCGTCGCAGACGACAAAGACATATCTGTCTTGTTGCCTGATGACACAATGATTAGCTATCCATCCATTCGCAAGTCAAGCCGGTTATTTCAAGAGCTGATTGCAGCGTCTAACGTTACTTTTGGCGATAAATTGGCCGAAATTCAAGCGGTAAAAGATGCTGCTGACGCTACGTTGGCGGTCTCGCTTTCAGCGCAAGAGGTCTGGGATTCGTTCGGCGGGCTTGATCAAATAAATGAGAACGTCGCAACGTGGAAGCAAGGCATCGAAGACAGCTTGGGCGGGTTAATAGATGGCGCGGTTGCTGGGATTTATACCAGCTCATTTCAACAATCCGTAGATGTCATGCGAACACAAACAGTTCTTGTTAAACAATCAATATTCGATATGCAGCTATCAGAGCGCATAAGACTAATAGAGGAAGCATCATGAGTGCAGAATTAGACAGCGCAGTAGTAGCACTGAATGCCGCTACAGACGCCGCCACACAGCAAACAACTGCTGTACAGTCGCTAACGGAAAATGTTAGTGGAAAAATTGGTGAAATCGACACGCAGTTGAATGACACCATTCTTGCAATCAACACAAACTACACTCAAGCCGTCGCCACAGCAGCGGCAGCACTTGATGCTCGTCTTAATGGCTTTTTTAACAAAGCGATCGTGTCAGAGCCCGCGTTTAAACTGGATGCTGGGGCATTAAAAATAAATACCGACTTAAGTGCTTACGTCAATGGTGAGGTCTATGCGTATGATGAAGATACAGCGCTTACATTACCAGCATCCATGACAGTCGGCACCGACTATGCGATATACGCCACGCCAGCGGGTTTGGTTGTGTCTGCGAATTACACCGTTCCAGACGGTTATACCGCACTTAACTCACGTCGAATTGGCGGGTTTCATTACCAAAATAGTGAGATAAACAAATATTCAATTTGGGATCTAAAATACAAACCCAATGTGCGCGATCCCCGCGGAATGGCTCGCTCCCCTATGGGTGTTTGGGCAGACATTTACCTTCTAAATACATCGCCAGAAATCAACGGCACAAGTGCCTATAACGTCACCATTGCAGATGGATCAAGCCCGCCAAAAATTCCAAGTTTTTGGGGCGGGGATGGCACTGCTCAATATGCCAATTTCGACTGGTACACCGCAGTAAAAACTCTCTCGGCGTTTGGCAAAAGGCCGCCAACTCAACAAGAGTTTATCGCTCTTGCGACAGGCAGCGTCGATAACTACAAAACCGGAACGGACCCAGTAACAACGAAATTTGATGCGTCTGCGCGATCATTGATCGGGTGCGAAGGTGTCTCTGGGCATATGTGGCAATGGGGCGCCGATCGTTATGCAGACATCGCAGCGGTCTTTGCTGGCAACTGGGACTACTCTTCGCCCGGGGCTCTCGTGTCGATTTGGAACACCGCGCCTAGCAGCACGGGCAATAGCATCTCTGCTCGCGGTGTCTGTGACCACTTCGAGTCTTTGTAGGGCGAGCGGGAGCGAGTTAAATAATGGAACAGCAGTATCGAGATGCCGTTATTAGTTCTGATCAGATGGTCATTGTTAAAAAATTGAATA